GTTTACGCAAGAACGATACTTGATCAATGTGTTGTTGATGTGGCGGACAAAGATTTCCTCAATGGTTATGTAAAGCACAGCCTTGCCGGCAAATTAGCTGATGCCTTGCTTGATGAGATGAGTGTCTCTGTTCATGAAGATCCTTCACATGTAATTGTGACTGGAATGATAAGAGTAGCAAGGAGAGAAGAATGACATACACACAGGGTTGGGTAATTATCATTCTATTAGTGATGATTTGGTTAGAGCCAAAGAGATGAGAGGTGATTATAAATGACTTCAAAATACAATACTGCTGATCTTACTGAACTGAACAAACTGGAGCATTACCTGAAAAGCAAAGGCATCCCGTATGAGCGGATTGATAGAAAATTGATTCAAAGAGTGCTCTGCGAAGAAATAGATTGGAGCATACACCAGATTTGTGTTCCTGTTGAAGATGATGAGCGTAGAGAATGGGATGCAACATGCCAGCGTGGATCATACGGATATGAGGAAGGACTCCTTGAACTGTATGGAAGCCTGTGTGGTGGAGATGTGATCGGATATCTGACTGCAGATGATGTGATCAGGATGATTGAGAGCTATGTGGAGCAAACGAAGAAAGAGATTCCGCAGACATTATGATTACCGGAAGCATGCCTTTGAGCTTCTACGGAATTACATCCAGACGCGGATCGCTGAAGCTCTGGCAAGAGCTCTGGATGACGCAATCATAAACGGCGAAGGAGAACCGCATGAAAGAAATAACATTATCCGATACGCTGAAATGTATCGAGGAAGGTAACACTGTCTGTATGCTGATACCGGTCAGCGGAGAAACACAGGTCAGCGAGCTGATGCTGGCAAAGGGATTCGTATTGATCGATGAGGCGGCGGTCGAGGTAGCTGTGACCGGTAAGGTGGATATGGATCTCTTAAAGAAGACTGCCGAGATTGCTAAGGCTCATGTGGAGAAGGAAAAAAAACAATCAAAGCCGAAGGAGCTGGATGTTGGAAAGGTTATGGCACTATATCGAGCCGGCTGGAGCATATCATCGATATGCACTGAGGTAGGTGCATCCTATCCGACTGTCAAGAAGTACATCGACCAGGAGAGCTCGAAGGATGCAGGACAGGCTGACAGTTCAAATTGATGAATGGAAGATCGTACAGACCAGGACATTCATGAACTGCGTACAGTGGTGGATCTACCATGATGACAAACTGATCACTCACAGAACCGGCAAACACATGACAGAGTCTCAGCTCCGTGCTATCCTCACAAAAGAGATGGAGGACCACAGCGATGGACGAGACACCGATCATCAACAAAGCACTGAAGGTGCTGAATGAACTGGAACAAAGCAGACGCAAACGCTCATGTTGCTCGCGGACTGCGATCACTGAAGCTGAGTGCTTCCATATGGCGATCGCAGTCATCGAGAAGGCAAGGGCTGACTATCTACAGAAGCATGGCAAATGACACAGGAGGAGCTGACTATGGTGAGTAAGGAGGAGCTTCGGGCATACCATGATATCAAGCTTGAGATCAGAGTGATCGAGCGGGAGATCCAGAGCCTTTACTATCCGGTCAGCTCCGTGCCGATGTCCTCAGACGGAGGACACTCATCGACACCAGGCAATCCAACAGAGCGCGCAGTGTTCAAGATTGAGGACAAGCGCAACAAGCTCAAAGCCAAGCAGGAAGAACTGCAGAACATTGTGGACAAGATAGATGACTGGGTGAGCACACTGGATGATCATCTGGCCGCAAGCATCATCAGACTGCACTTTATCTGCGGACTGACATGGCGGCAGACGTGCAAACAGGTGTACGGCTATCCGGATCCGGATGTCTGCAGAGTGACATTCAACAGATTCATGGAAGGAAGACAATGAAGAAAGAGAATAAAAGCATTGAAAAGATGGCTATCGAAAAGTACGGAAAGGAGCTTCAGACTGTTGTTGCTATTGAAGAAATGTCTGAACTGATCAAGGAGCTGACGAAGTACTTACGCGGTAAAGCGAGCAGGAATGCTATAGCTGAGGAAGTCGCTGATGTTTATATCATGCTCGAGCAGGTCATGCTTATTCACGACATCCGACTGAGTGAAGTCACAAATATTATGTCATCCAAGCTCGAAAGACTCAGAAAGAGAATGCAGGAATCATAAATCCGTTCGGCCTGTTTCGGCCTGTTTCGGACAGAGCGATGTAAATTGATAGCATGAAATCAGAGCGGACAAATCAGATCCGCTCTTTTGTTTGGTGATCATAATGACGAAGAAGGACATCGATGACGCTCACGACCTCACCGATCCGAAGACCTTTAAGGAACGCATGAAGGAAGAAGACAGCGAGTCCAGAGCACCATGCGGCAAGTGCCTGGGACACTGGGACTGTGAAGATCCAGTCCGGTGCCAGAAGTACAAAGCATGGAGAAAGAAGTATCTGAAAAAGAGATACGGACCATGAAAAAGACATTAGACAAGTTTTACAAGACAACACGGTGGAAGAAGCTGAGGGAGTCCATCCTGCGGCGGGATGGGTACATGTGTCAGCTGACAAAGCGGTATGGCAAGCTGGTCGAAGCGAACACAGTGCACCACATTTTTCCGCGAGAGTATTTCCCAGAGTTTCAATATGAACCGTGGAATCTGATCAGTCTGTCAGCAGTTGCACATAACACTCTGCATGACCGAGACACTGATCAGCTGACTGAGGAAGGACTTGAACTGCTCAGAAGAACAGCGAGGCGGGTACACATTGAGAACGTGGACGAGTTGATCGCACGAATGAAATGACTACCCGCCCGGCTCTCATTGTTTCTGACAGGTGCCTTAGGGAACGGCGGGGGAAGCCTTTTCTCTCTCTAAGAGATTTGACACAAAAATTACCCAGATAGGGCAGGATTGAGGCAGGGAGGAGGAAGATCTGAATGAAAAAAGCTGACTGGCGGCGCGAAATTATCAAAAAGTGTCAATCAGTCGGGACTTTCAGAACTGAGTTCCTGCCGGTGATCAATACACTGGCTGACATCCTGGAAGAACGTGATCGGGTGCGGCGGCAGTACAATGCCGAAGGTGCTCAGCCGGTGATAACGAAGACCTCTGACAGAGGCGCGCAGAACACTGCGAAGAATCCGCTCCTGCAGATGTGGGAAGATCTGAACCGTGATGCTCTTGCATACTGGCGGGAGCTTGGTCTGACTCCTGCAGGACTGAAGGCTCTGGACAAGGACATGATGAAGCCAAAACAGAAGTCAGCACTCTCCGGACTGCTTGATGACTGAGTCGAAGTATTACCGCACAGTCTACGATTATGCTTGGGCACAGGCACATGGATATCAGATCCGAGGCAACAACAAACGAGAGTGCAAGCGATTCCTCTCGGATCTCAAAAGGACAGACATCGAACTGAGGACCAAGGATCCGGACTTCGTGATCAAGGTCATTCAGGGATTTATGGTTCACAAGCAAGGCGAAGCTCTTGACGGTACTCCGTTGATGAACTCGCCTTTTCTTCTTGAGCCTTTCCAGATGTTCATCATCTACAACCTTGTCGGCTGGTACTGGACAGGGACAAAGCGCAGACGGTTTACAGAGGCATTCATTTTTTTGCCGAGAAAAAACGGCAAGACGATATTTGCCGCAGGACTGGCATTCGGTCTCGGACTCCTGGAAAGAAGATCCGGATCCAGAGTGCTGATCGGAGCGGCGGCGCTGAAGCAGTCTATGGAAGCATTCAATGACATCCTGTACACGGTCCGCTTCAGAGGACTGGACAAGGAAGAAGGATGCAAGATCAATGACAACAACATGGGTCACATCATTGAACTGACGTTCAAGGATGATGCCGGTGTTCCGAACGGATCACTCCGGATCGAAGCACTGGCGGCGAATCCGGATGCACAGGACTCATTCAACTGCAACATAGCAATATTGGACGAGATCCATGCATTCAAGAAGCCGGCACAATACAACCGATTCAAAGAAGCACAGAAGGCCTACACGAACAAGCTGACGATCGGCATCACAACAGCCGGCGACAATGCCAACAGCTTCGGTTACAGGCGACTTGAATATGCCGAGAAGGTGCTGGATGGAACAGTCACCGATGACAGCCTTTTCTGCTTTGTGTCACACGCTGACAAGGGTGAGGATGGCGAAGTAGATTACCTCTCCGCTGAACAGCATGAGAAGGCAAATCCGAATTTCGGTGTGACGATCAGACCAGAGGACATCATGGCAGATGCCCAGCAAGCTCTGAACGATCCACAGCAGAGGAAGGACTTCCTGTCCAGGTCTCTGAACATCTACACCAGTGCGATGAAGGCATGGTTTGACATTGATGAGTTTAAGGCATCGGATCAGAAATATAACTGGACTCTGGAAGAACTGGCGAAGCTTCCGATCAAGTGGTTCGGCGGTGTCGACCTATCCCGCATGTATGACCTAACAGCCGCATGCCTTTATGGACACTATGCTCCGGAGGATGTGGATATAGTGATCACACATGCCTTTTTCCCTGTGGTGATGGCGGCAAGGAAAGCTGACGAGGACAACATCCCGCTTTTCGGATGGCAGGATGACGGATGGCTGACCATGTGCAACACTCCGACAGTAAATGCTTCGGATGTGGTTGACTGGTTCAAGGACATGAGAGCGATGGGTTTCAAAATCGTGGAAGTCGGTCATGACAGAAAGTTTGCGAGAGAGTACGCATCTCTCATGGAGTCGGCGAGATTCCGAATAGTTGACCAGCCGCAGTACTTCTATGTCAAGAGCGAAGGCTTCAGGCACATCGAGAAGGCGGCTAAGGATGGAAAGCTCTACTATCTGCACTCGGATGCGTATGAGTACTGTGTGCAGAACGTGAGAGCAGTCGAGAAGACCGATGACATGGTCCAGTATGAAAAAATCGAACCACAGAGCAGGATCGACCTGTTCGACTGTTCTGTGTTTGGCTGTGTGCGATATCTCTCCAACATGGAGAAGCAAAAGAAAGCGGAGGACTGGTGGAGTTAAAACAATATGAGCAAGAGAAAAAAAAGGCAGATCCGGAATGCAGGATCTGAAGGAACATTACCCTCCGTCAAGAGCGGAGTGAGCTTCCTGCTGTCGCAGGAGAGCTATGACATGCTGTGCGTCAAAGGATACACACGTCTCGACAGAGTGCCGGCAGTTGTGGCCGCATGCCGCAGGATCGCGGAAGCGGTCGGAGCCATGACGATACACCTAATGGAGAACGGAGAGGACGGTGACATCCGCATCCAGAACGAGCTCAGCAGGAAGATCGACATCGATCCATGCAGGACTATGACGAGGTCGCAGTTTATCGAATACATAGTCATGTGCATGCTCCTGTATGGCAAAGGCAATTCTATTGTGCGGGTAAAAACGCGAAAGGGAATCCTGCAGGACATGCAACCGATTCCTCCGAGCAGGTTCAGCATCCTGCCCGATGCGACTGGCTATGATTACACGGTAAACATTGACGGAGTCAATTATGATCCTGATGATGTTCTTCACTTTGTGTACAATCCGGACCGGCATTATCCATTCATGGGCATGGGAGTCACTGCGACACTGCAGGATGTGGCTGAGCTACTGGATCAGGCATCTGCGACGGAGAAGGGATTCATGGAGTCTAAATGGAAACCATCCTTAATCGTCAAGGTAGACGGAATGATCGATGCATTCAGCACCAAAGAAGGCAGAAGCAAATTGATCGATGAGTATATCACTACGAACCGAGCTGGTGAGCCATGGGTCATTCCTGCGGACCAGATTGATGTGAAGGAGGTCAGGCCGCTCAGCCTGGCAGACATTGCTCTGTCGGACAATGTTCAGCTCGACACGCGCAAGGTGGCCGCGCTCCTGGGAGTGCCGCCTTTTCTTTTGGGAGTCGGTGAGTATTCCGCAAAGGAATGGAACAGTTTCATACAGAACAAGGTCAAAGCCTTCGCAACCTACATACAGCAGGAGCTGACGAGGAAGCTGATCCTGAGTCCGAAGTGGTATCTGAGATTCAACATCATGAGTCTCTATGACTATGACTTACAGCAACTGACCACAGTCATGACATCACTGCAGGATCGCGGTGATGTGACTGGAAACGAGGTCCGTGACAGGCTCGGCATGAGTCCGAAGGATGGACTGAACGAGCTGAAGATCTTGGAGAACTATATTCCGGCAGATATGTCCGGAAATCAGTCGAAACTCATCCAGGAAGGAGAATGACATGAACAAAGAAAAGAGACAGATGCGGACCGCTGAGTCCGCTTTTATTGTGCGGGACACATTGAACGAACAGCAGAAGCCTGAGAAGCGCATCGAGGGCTACTTCGCTGTGTTCGATGAGACATATGAGATCGCACAGGGTATGACCGAGAGCATTGATCATCATGCTTTCGACCGCACGATCAGCGGTGATGTCAGAGCTCTGATCGACCATGATACTGCTCTGGTGCTTGGCCGCACTACGGCTCACACGCTTGAGCTCCGTATCGATGAGCATGGACTTTGGGGAAGCATCCTGATCAATCCGAACGATCAGGACGCACTCAATCTGTATGCAAGAGTCGAGCGGGGCGATGTGAATCAGTGCAGTTTCGGATTTGAGATCACCGAGGAGGATACCGAAATCCGAGAAGATGGCTCAATCCACTGGACGATCAAAGACCTCAACCTGTTCGAGGTAAGCGTATGCACATTTCCCGCTTATGAGACCACAGAAGTCACTGCCCGCAGTGCAGAAGCCGTACAGATTCGGAACAAGGCTCTGGAGGCTTGGAAACAGCGTCAGGCGGAGGCTCATCCGTGGCTGAAGAAAGGAGAAGCTGAACATGAGTAAGCTCAAGACTCTCCTGCTGAGAAAGAAGATCGATGATGCGAAGAAAGCTCTGGATGCTCTGAGAGCAAAGGATGCGGACTTCGATCAGCGTGAGGCTGATCTCGCAGAAGCTTTCGGTGAGATCACTGCTGAGAACACCGAAGAAGAAAGAACTGCCATCGAGGAACAGATGAACACATTCGATGCAGAGAAGGAAGCTCACGAATCCGAAAAGAAGGATCTGGAAGAAGTCATCCGCTCTGCAGAGGAAGAACTCGAAGAGGCAGAAAAAAAGCAGGATGAAAAACCTGCTGAAGAACCGGCACCGGCACCGGTAGAAGAACCGGCAGAAAGGACAATGGTGAACACCATGAACAAGAGAAGTGTATTCAGAAACATGACAATGCAGGAAAGAACTGCATTCGTTTCCAATGAAGGAGTTAAGGGATGGCTGACTGAGATCCGTTCCGCAATCAAGGAAAAGAGAGCGATCACGAACGTCGGCCTGACTATCCCGACAGAAGTCCTGCCGCTCCTGCGCGAAAATATCGCAGTATGGTCCAAGCTCTATGACAGAGTCAATCTGGTTCGCATCGGCGGCGAAGCTCGTCAGCCTATCATGGGCACAATTCCGGAAGCAATCTGGACAGAATGCTGTGCAAATCTGAACGAGATGACACTCGGATTTAATGACTGGGAAGTAGACTGCTACAAGGTCGGCGGATACTATGCGATCTGCAATGCGAATCTGGAAGATTCCGACATCGATCTTGCGGCAGTCATCATCGAGGCTCTCGGTCAGGGCATCGGCAAGGCACTGGATAAGGCGATCCTGTACGGCCGCAACATCAGCACAAACAGCAAGATGCCGCTCGGTGTTGTCAGCCGTCTGCTCCAGACAACACAGCCGGCAGACTATCCTGCTACAGCTCGCACATGGGCAGACCTGCATGAGTCTCATGTAATCAGTGCAGGATCAGCGGCAGGTGTGGCTCTGATCAAGGCTCTGGTCAATGCTTCTGCTGTTGCCGCAAATGATTATTCTCGCGGTGCAATGACATGGGTCATGAATGACAAGACATATAAGAAGATCGTCGCTGAAACTCTGGAGGTCAACGCTTCCGGTGCTGTTGTATCCGCGATCAACGGAGTCATTCCGGTCGCTGGCGGCGATGCTGTCGTCCTGAATTTTATGCCGGATGATGTCATCGTGTTCGGTTACTTCGATCTGTATCTGCTGGCAGAGCGTGCCGCTCGCAAGTTTGCACAGTCCGAGCATGTACGTTTCCTGCAGGATCAGACAGTATTCAAGGGTACCGCTCGCTATGACGGTGCTCCGGTCATTGCTGAATCCTTTGGCATCGTCACGCTCGGCACAGCAACTGCTTCCGCTTCTGCTGTGACTTTCCCGCAGGACACAGCTAACTGATGACACTGTACCGAGTGGTACATGCCTTCAGAGATCGAGAGGATTCCAATTACTACTATCACGCGGGTGCAACATACCCGCGTGATGGTCTTTTTGTAAGTCCTGAGAGGCTTGCATATCTGTCCGGATCTAAGAACCGGATGCAGACTCCGCTGATTGAAAAAGTGGAAGACATTCCTGCGGAGAACGCGGAGAGCAAGCCGAAGAAAGTGAGGAGAGGCAAATGAGCGAGTGCAATGCAGTGACATTCAATGACCAGTTTATTCTGGATCTTGTAAAGCAGGACCTCCAGAAGTGGACGGTCACACCACAGCAGACCGCTTTCCTCAGCTCACTGATCGCTGTCGCGAAGACAGAGATCACTCGGGAGGGAGTCACTCTCGACATGACATCCCTGGACGATGTCCAGACAGTCGCAATGTATGCCGCATATCTTTACCGCAAGAGAGCGGAACAGGAGAACGGCATGCCCAGGATGCTGAGATATCGACTGAATAACAGGATCTTTGCCGAGAAGACCGCAAAGGAGTGACCTATGGCAAGAGCTAGAGGCAAATTGATCGGAGTCAATGACTTCAGTCCGTATCTGAGGGCATTACTCGATGATTATGGCAAGGAATGCCTCTCTGTGACCATATCAGCCGCCGATGACGTTTCAAGGGAAGCGAGCCACAAGCTCGCCATCAATGAAAAAGGTGCATATACGGACAGACGCGGGAAGTACACACGCTCATGGCGCGCAGAGCTCCGGAAAACAACCACCGGAGTCCTGGCTACTGTTTACAACAAGACAGAGTACAGACTCACGCATCTGCTCGAGAATGGTCATGCTGTCAAGAACAGAAAAGGCGGTCCAGTGGTCGGCACAGCGAAGCCGCATCCTCACATCGCTGATGTCGAGGAATGGGCGATCGAGCAGTTTGAGCTCGAAGTGGCGGCAAGGATCGAAGGTATCCACATCAGGAGATAACGGAGGAAGGTATGGCTGACTTTTATGGCGATGGACTTGTGACGGTCTGCGACCTGACAAACACATCTGCGGATGGCAATATGCCGATGTACAGTCTCGAAAGCATCTGCACTCAGTACTTTGAGGAGCGGGTCATCAGTCTGACACGGTCATATCTGGCTCGCGGAGTCGATGAACGTGTCGACATGGTGATCCGGATCGCGGCAGAAGAATGTCGGCCAAGGATCGGACAGATCGCAGTTCTGACCTATTACGAAGGTCAGGACAATCCGGACGGTGACCAGTTCCGCATCGACATGGTCCAGGCGATCAAGAATGATGACGGACTGAGAGCGTATGATCTGACGCTGTACAGACTGGAGGAAAATTATGATTGCACTTTCTGACAAGCTGAAGCGGATCAGGGACGCGCTGACATCGATCGAAGGTGTGAATGTCTATCATTACCGCAGACCTCCGCATGAGGCAGACGGTATTGTCTGGCAGGAAACAAATGACAACGGTACAAATCTGTATGCCGACGATCGCCTGTATGAGCAGGTGGTGGTCGGCATCATTATGTACTGGGCACATGAAGAATATGATCCGATCGTTGACGCGATTCAGGAAGCACTGAATAACGGACAGATCGGATGGACGCTTCGAGATGTCGAATACGACGATGAGACAGCTCGAATCTATTACGAATGGCAGTTCTCAATTTAACTGAGAAGGAGTAAACATGACAGAAAGCAAAGTTAAATTCGGCCTGAAAAATCTGCATATCGCTGTGCGTAACGGAGATACAGCAGGGGAAGTGGTTGCACTTCCAGGTGCTGTCAGCCTCTCCCTTGATCCGCAGGGTGAGCAGAGTATTTTTTACGCTGACAATATTGCTTATTATGTAACCCAGAGCAATCAGGGCTACAGCGGCGATCTTGAAGTAGCTAAGTTTCCGGGCGCGATCCGTCAGGCACTTTGGGGAGAAGTTCTCCAGGCAACGGATAAAGTCCTGTATGAACTTGCAACAGCAGAGCCGGCAGTATTCGATCTCGGATTCCAGATCGATGGCGATCAGCAGGAGAGGTTGGTATGGCTGTATGGATGCACAGCAACACGTCCGACTCTTGGATCTACGACTATCGCAGAGTCAAAAGAGGTCCAGACAGAGACATGCACCATCACATCCAGTCCGCTCGCAAACGGTCTGGTCAAGTCTGTAACTACGGCAGAAACTACTGCGGCAGTCAAAGGTGCTTGGTTCACGACTGTTTACGTTCCTACTATCTAAGGGGCTAAGCATGATCGAAAAAAAAGTACAGATTGATGGCAAGGAGGTCACATTCGCAACATCTGCGAGGACTCCGCGCTTATACCGTCAGTACTTTAGAAGGGATGTCATGACAGACATGGCATCCCTTTATAACAAAGTACAGGCGATGATCAAAGCAAAAGAGAATGCAAAATCATTTGAAGATCTGAGCCAGATCGAACAGCTTTCCGCTCTGGATCTGACGATCTTCGAGAACCTGGCATTTGTCATGGCCAAACAGGGCGGTGATGAATCCCAGGATGCAGACGAATGGCTCGACCAGTTCGACACATTCGACATTTATCAGATTTTCCCTCAGCTTTTTGAACTCTGGTCCAAAAATATGGCGGGGATGTCGATTCCAAAAAAAAAGTAAAAAAAAGCGAGCGTCAAATGAACACGGCCATCTTCGAGCTGAGGATGGCACAGCTCGGCATACATAATCCGGATGACTTCACGATCGGGATGATTTACGACATTCTGACGGAGCAGTCGAATGATAATGAAAAATATGCCGTATTAGCTGACCAGGATGATATTGACGCTTTCTTGGGTAAATAAGGAGGTCAGAGCATGGCGGGAAAAATTCGCGGTATCACGATCGAGCTGAATGCTGACGCTTCCGGTGTGATGAAGGAGATCGGCGAGCTGAATAGCGAGATCAGAGATACTCAGAAACAGCTCAAAGATGTCGAGAAGCTCCTAAAATTAGATCCGAACAACACTGAGCTCCTGCGGCAGAAGCAGGAGCTTCTGAACAAGAGTATCGAGACATCCAAGCAGAAAGTTGAGCAGTTAGAGAAGGCTCAGCAGGAGCTTGGAGAGCGCACTGCAGACAATGCAGAGCAGTATGATGCGATTGAGCGTGAGATCATCGCATGCAAGGCTGAGCAGGACAAATGGAATAAGTCACTGTCTGACATGCAACCACAGGCCAAGAGCCTCAAGGATACGCTCAGCGAGGTCTCAGCGGCCACAGGGAAAGCGGCGGAGAAGACCAAAGCACTCAGTGCGGCGGCGGCTGGACTCGGTGCAGGACTGCTCGGCAATGCTGTGAAGTCAGCACTTGCGGCGGATGACATCAATACTCTGGCAAAACAGTACGGAGTCAGCGTCCGCGAGATCCAGCGCATGAATTACGCGCAGGACATGATCGATGTCAGTACGAAGGACATGCTGTCCTCCTATGCGAAGCTGACCAAGCAGATGGGAGCCGGATCTGAGGCTTTTGAGAAGCTTGGTGTCAACATTTACGATGTACACGGTGAGCTCAGAGACTCGCGAGATGTCTGGTATGACACACTTGAAGCACTTTCAAAGGTGTCGAATGAGACCGACAGAGATGTGCTTGCGATGGACCTTTTTGGAAAGTCTGCGGCTTCTCTTTCCGGTGTCATTGATGACGGCGGTGAGGCTCTCAAGACTCTTGGGCAAGAGGCTGAGGATGCCGGTCTGATCCTGTCACAGGATGCACTGGACTCAGCAAATCAGTTTAATGATGCTTTGGACAGGCTCAAAGCCACAGCATCACAGAGCTTCCTGGAAGCCGGTGCAAGCTTGGCAACTACACTGGTGCCGGCACTCGAAAAGCTTGCGGGACTGCTCAGTAGTCTGCTGACATGGTTCGGCAATCTGTCCGGAGGTACTCAGGCATTTATCCTGGTGATTCTTGGACTTGTCGCGGCGATCAGTCCTGTCCTGTCACTGATTTCACTTGTAACAGGAGCGGCGGCGGCTCTAAGTGTTGGCACTATGACACTGATCGGGACGATCGGCGGAGTGATTGCCATCATCGCGGCAGTAGTTGCCGCAGGTGTCCTGCTTTATCAGAACTGGGATACCATCAAAGAAAAAGCATCCGAGCTGTGGCAGACCATTAAAGAAGCTTTCAATAACATGCTCTCCTCTGTCACGGAAACGATGGGCAATGTTAAGGATGCCATCGTTGAAGGATGGGAGGCGGCGATCGATTACATCAAGGAGCTTCCTTCCAAGGCTATCAGTTGGGGATCTGATATCATAAACGGTATGATTGATGGTATAAAATCAAAGATTGGCGGAATCGGAAGCGCGATCTCCGGAGTGGCAGGAACGATCAGCTCGTTCATCCATTTCTCCGAGCCTGATGTAGGACCGCTCAAGGACTTCCATACTTTCATGCCGGACATGATGCAGATGATGGCTGACGGCATTGCCGATAATACATGGAGAGTCGAAAATGCCATCAATGCGACTGCGGGAGCTATGGCTCCACAGACTGCGGCGGCGGACTATTCTCCGATCACCGGCAGACTGGACAGCCTGATCGGTGCGGCAGGGACTCCTGTGGCGGTCAATGTGGTCCTCCAGGGCGATGCGGCTGGAGTCTTCAAGCTTGTTAGAGGGCAGAACAGCCAATATATCAAATCAACAGGAAGGAGTGGATTCTGATGCTATTTACAGCAGTGAGTGATTTCACTCCTTTTATTATTTCCAAGACCTACAAGGTAAACGAGCAGGATGTTTATGAGACTTGGACGGATGCCAACGGCATCACGCACAGAGTGATCTACAGGACTAAAATATCCGGATCCTTTGAAATGCAGTTCATCAACAGGGCAATGTATGACGTTTTTATTGATGAGCTTGAATCTATCAAGACAGATGGATATTATCCGGTCGAGCTGTATGTGAACAATCTGCTGACGACTAAAACGGCGAATGTATTCCTGCAGATCGAGCCGGCAATGGCGGCACAGTATTCGGATTATCCGGAGATGGATAAATTCAGTGTGAAGGTGGTGGAAAGATGATCAACCTGACACAGGCACAGCAGAACATAGTGAAATCTGACAGTACAGTTAAAAACTTCAGGGTACACTTTCCGAATGGAGAGAACACTGACCTGACTAATGGCGATATTGTATTTGAGACGGTTAAATTCTCGGAATCAGTCTGCTCGGAGGAGTCTTTCAGATTCGGATGTGCAGAGTCCTCGGTCATTGAGTTTGAGACTGTTGGAGTGCAGAACATCATCGGCATGGTGATTGAGTGCTCTATGGAGTTTGTGGGCATCAGCGAGACTGTAATAGTGCCATACGGCACTTTTGTAGTCGACTCCTGTCCGCGCGATCATCATCACATGACACACAGGAAAGTCACAGCGTACTCACGCAGGATCACGAACGAACTGCTGACTGATTTTGAAATTTTGAAGACCTCGCTGTTCGTCACGGATGGGGATGGATATGTTCCGAATCTGAAGCTCCTGCTGGCCGAGACATTCGGAACATCAGAAGTATCAACTGACTCTGAATTTTGTAGCCTGTCGAATTACAGAGGTACATCACAGAACTCTTTCCAGTTCGTGATCGGAAGAAGGTCAAATGACCAGTATGAGCTCAGGGTAAACATCACCACAGCATCGAGTGCATACTTTAATGAAGCACTGTATTCGATGAGCGCGTCATATGATTCAGCATATATTGATGCGATTGACCGCATCCTTGGATCATATACATTTGATGAGACCTATCCGGTAGCAATCTATCAGGCTCGCCATCTGGCGGGCTTCCTGTTCAGCTATGCGAACAGCAGGAATAATTACCCTCCGTATCAGATTGGTCTTGAATCATTTGATCATATCTATCCGTATTTCAATGCCGGAGGAAACGGAAGCTTTACATATCCGCTGAACATTTCGGCAAGGCTTTACAAAGTATTCACAGACGGGTCGAGTATGCTGGAAGACCTTGGTACATTTACACCGTACACAGCTCTGACGATCACACAGCATTTGTATGATCTGAGTGGTATGAATCTGAGGATCGTGTTCCCGCACACGCTGGAAAACAGATGGATCAGTACGACAGTTTACTCATACTATAACAGCTTTTCGATCTATGACCTGATCCGCGGATGGGCGGAGCTGAATGGTGCTTTTTTGAGAGCTGGGAGAGACGGATCATATTATCTGTCTCATCTGGATAATTCCGCTCCGTATGGCCTCACAGCGGACGATGTAGATGGATCGGCATGGTGGGATGAGTATGTGATCAGGCCGATCGGAACGATCGTCTACACGTACGAGGATGACGGACAGCAGACATCGAAGTATGTCCTGTCAGATACTCCTTCAACGTATGACATGAGCGGAAATTATCTGCTTGATAATCTCAGCTTTGTCATTGAGTCAGCGGCATCTATTGCGGCGATGACAGACACGGCAAAGATATACACATACAGCGGGAACTGGTACTACTACGATGGGAGCGCATGGGTCAATGCCGGCACATTCTCCGGAATGACGAGCATCATCGAGAAAATACTTGATCAGTATTTTGTGCCATATGTTGGAACCGTCGACTTTGTGCCGCTGGATGCGAATCTGCGAGGTCTTCCATTCCTGGAGGCAGGTGACGCAATCACGCTGACAGCTGGCGACGGAACAGTCATTAACAGCTACATACTCGCACACACATTTGACGGCATCCAGTACATCAGAGAAGACATCCAGACAGTACAGGGCACTGTCATCGGTTCGGAGGTCGAATATTAATGACAAGGCAAATCGTAGCAATGCAGTACGGTGGACGAACTGCGGCGGAAACAGTGGCCGGTCCAGCAGGATCTTCCTGGAAATTGCTTGGATCTACAGAGATCACTACAAGCTCAACCAGTACCACAGCAACACAGGTCGGATCGCTGACGATTCCGGAAGCGTATGACGGAAGCAAGATCATCATGGTCAGAGTCCGTGATAAAGCAGGAAAAAGAGCAGGTTACTTCTATGGATCTGACTCTTTTTTCATGAATTATCAGGACGCGAGCGGCGGGAGTTCAACCATCACCTATGCCGGTCGACTGATCCACAGAGTGACATCCGCAGGGGATTATTCATCCTATGTCGGAGCCACAACTACCGGCTATGGTGTGTACGGTTACAGCATTTCATCAGCAGGTGTTGTGACCATTCAGCGGCGATACAATTCCAACTATTCCCTGACAATCAACGGCACTTATGTCGTTGAAGTCTGGGCACTGGATTATGTCCCAGGCGGGAAAATATTCGAGTAAGAGAGGAGGATCTGAATGACAACAGCAATGAATGTCATAACGGTCAGCTTGAGTACGTGCATGACCGCAAACACGGCGATGCCGATATATCAGTATGACTATGGTCAGATTCTGCTGATCGAAGGCATTGAGCTTCCGACAGCTTATCAGGTCCATTTTTCAACGAGCGAGACCGGCGGCACATCAGTGACACAGATCGGCGATGCTGACGGTGTCCTGATTCCGGATACGCTTCTGGCA